GAGAACTGTTAATATACTAAACATGATTGAGTCAAATGATGAAGCATCAAAAGAATTAGCAGCTACAATATTAAAAAATGAAGGTTATGAGTATATATTTTAGTGCAACAGATCACAGTTATAAAAGCTTAGAAGCGGAAGATAAAATTAATTGGACTAGTGTGACAACTTTAGTTTCTCATTTTAAAAAACCTTTTGATGCTAAATCTATTGCTGTAAAAGTTTCTAAGAATAAGAGATCAAAGTGGTATGGTATTGATCCAAAGAAAATACAAGAGATTTGGGAATCTGAATCTGAAAGAGCTGTTACAATGGGAACTTATTACCACAACCAGAGAGAAGCGGATCTTTGTGCATTATCATCACTTGAGGTTGAAGGGAAGAACATACCAATTTTCATTCCTAATGAAACAACAGAAAGTGGTATAAAACTTGCACCTAGTCAAAAACTAGAAGAGGGTGTATATCCAGAACATATGGTATATCTTAAGTCTGCAGGTATATGTGGCCAATCAGATTTAGTTGAAGTAGTAAATGGTAAAATAAACATCATTGACTACAAGACAAACAAAGAGATCAAGAAAGAATCTTTTGTAAACTGGGAAGGAGCTTCTGATAAATTACAAGCACCATTGGATAACTTGGATGATTGTAACTTTAATCACTATGCTATACAACTTAGCATATACATGTACATAATGCTCAAGCATAATCCTAAATTAAAACCAGGAAAGATGTTTATTCATCATGTTGTATTTGAAGTTGAGTCTGAGGATGAGTATGGATATCCTGTAATTAAACTTGATCATAATGGAGATCCTGTAATAAAAGAAGTAATTCCCATGGCAATTCCGTATCTTGTAGATGAGGTTAATGCTTTGATGCATTATATCAAAGACAATAAAATTGTAATTAAAAAGAAATAGCATGTTAGTAAAACTATTTGATGTACAAAATGGTGTAGTAATTCCAACAGAGCATTGCTACACTCTTAAAGCTTTAAAAGATATCATGGATAACTATCCTGATGATCACTTAAAGATCTATCAGTATTTGTTTTATATGACATGTCCTAATCCGGATATGAATCCATTTTTTAATACACCTGACATAGATAAGGAAGCTTTAATTCTACAAGAGATAGAAGCAGAGTTTTCTACTGAAGATGATGATATAGGTATTGCATTATTATTCTGTCAAAGAATGTATGAAACACCTACATCCAGAGCCTATAAAGGTATGTCTTCAATGTTAGATAGATTAGCCAGATATATGGAAACAACTCCTATTACAGCAGGTAGAGACGGTAACATCAATTCACTTGTTGCTGCAGCTAAAAACTTTGATCAGATTAGAGCATCATTTAAAGGAGTTTACAAAGACTTACAAGAAGAACAATCCAGCAAAGTGCGCGGAGGAATTGGATTGGGGTACGATCAATAACTAACTGATAATGAGAGAAATATATCAAGACATACCCACTTGGGATAATGGAGTTTGGACAACAACAGACTTTGATTCAAGAGAAGCTTTTGCAGATTTTTTAATAACTAATGTTTTTAAAGAACCTGGTAAGTATGAATTTAATGAAACTACTACAAAGCTATTTACACAAGAATCAACAAAGTTTAATAAAGACAAAGTATTCTGTGTTGCTCCATTCAAATCTAAAGATTTTATAACCTATTGGGATGATCAGAAAGCAAAATGCCGAAGAGGTCTTTTAATAAAAGACAAAGGCAAAGTCTGGTATATGACAAGAGACTACTATATGTGGTTGAATTTCTTACCTATCTTCAACAAAGAGATTCAGAAATTTGGTTTTGCTGATATCAGGGATGCTCAGTATCACATGGCCTTATATGAGATAATAGCAGAGTTAACTTACAAGCATGTTGCTATACTTAAAAAAAGACAGATTGCTTCTTCATACTATCACATGGCTAAGTTAATTAATCAGCAATGGTTTGAAGAAGGGGTTACTCTTAAGATTGGTGCAAGTCTTAAAGACTACATCAATGAAAAAGGATCCTGGAAGTTTTTGCAAGAGTACGCGGCTTTTCTTAATGAACATACTGCATGGTATAGACCAATGTCACCGGACAAGGTTATGATGTGGCAACAGAAGATTGAGGTAAGAAGAGGAGATAGAAAAACAGAAGTTGGTCTTAAAGGTACTATCCAAGGTATGTCATTTGAAAAAGATCCGACAAATGGTGTAGGGGGTCCGGTTAAATACTTCTTTCATGAGGAGGCCGGGATTGCTCCAAGGATGGATAGTACATATGAGTATATGCGTCCAGCCATGAGATCTGGTTTAACTACTACCGGTGTATTTATAGCAGCAGGATCTGTAGGGGATTTATCTCAGTGTGAACCATTGAGAAAAATGATTATGTACCCAACAGAGAATGACATATGCGCTGTAGAAACAGACTTACTAGATAATAAAGGTTCTGTAGGAAGATCTGGATTATTCATTCCTGAACAATGGTCTATGCCTCCATACATTGATAACTTTGGTAATTCACAAGTACAAGAAGCACTAGAAGCACTAGATGATCAGTTTGAAAAATGGAAAAAAGAACTTGCTCCAGAAACATATCAGTTGAGGATTTCTCAGCATCCAAGAAACATTGAAGAAGCTTTTGCTAACAGAACTATATCTAAGTTCCCAATGCATCTTGTAACTGCGCAACAAAGAAGAATTGAAGATAAAGAATATGCATATGAATTCTTAGAATTAGGTAGAGATGCTAATGGAAAAATTCTTCCAGAACACAGTAACAGAAGACCAATTACAGAATTCCCAATTACAAAAAATACAGAAGATAAAACAGGTGTTCTTGTAGTATGGGAAAGACCTGTAGAGAATCCAAGCTTTGGAATGTATTATGCTTCTATTGACCCCGTGGCAGAAGGTAAAACAACTACCTCAGAATCATTATGTTCTATATACATAATGAAAGCACCGGTAGAAGTAACAAAAGTAACAGGTACTGAAACAGAAACATATATTGAGCCAGATAAAATTGTAGCTGCATGGTGTGGAAGGTTTGATGATATTAACAAAACACACCAAAGACTGGAGACAATTATTGAGTGGTATAATGCCTGGACGGTAATTGAGAATAACATCTCATTGTTTATTCAGTATATGATCTCAAGAAAGAAACAAAAATATCTGGTACCAAAAAGTCAGATCATGTTCTTAAAAGACTTGGGTTCTAATAACTCAGTATATCAAGAATACGGTTGGAAGAATACAGGAACTTTATTCAAGAATCACTTATTAAGTTATGCAATAGAATACACCAAAGAAGAGTTGGATGTTGAAACCAAATCAGATGGTACTATTGTTAGAACAAAATATGGTATTGAAAGAATACCAGACATCATGTTACTCAAAGAAATGGCTGCTTACTCAGATGGAGTCAATGTGGATAGACTTGTTGCCTTTTGTGCAATGGTTGCTTTCATGAGAATCCAGCAAGCTAATAGAGGTTATGCTAAAAGAGTTATAATGGATGATATGGCTAAAAACTTGCAAAAGTCAGAAAATTTGTATAAATTAAATAATAGTCCTTTCCGTCATTTGGGTAGGACTGCGGGTAGTTCATCAGGAGGCCAAAATGTAAAAAGATCTCCATTTAAAAATATAAGATAGTTATGCCTTATTTATACAGACATATTAGATTGGATACTAATTTACCATTTTATATTGGTATAGGTTCTGAATTAAATTTTGGTAGAGCTTATGATAAAACAGAAAGAAGTAAGCACTGGAAGAACATTACAAATAAAACTGCTTATAAAATTGAAATAGTATTTGATGATTTAACTTGGGAAGAAGCTTGTCAAAAAGAAATAGAATTTATAAATCTTTATGGAAGACTTGATTTAAGTACAGGGAGTTTGTGTAACTTTACTAATGGTGGTGAAGGCGCTTTTGGTAGAAAGGTGTCTGAAGAAACAAGGCTCAAGATATCAAAAAGTGTTTCTGGAAAAAATCATGGTATGTATGGTAAAACACATACACCAGAAGCAATAAATAAAATAATAAACACAGCTAGTAAAAAAGTATTAGATGTAGTTAATAATATTGAATATAACTCAATAAAAGAAGCAGCACTTGCTAATGATATTAGACCGAATACATTGACAAGAAAACTATCAGGAATAAGAAATAATAATACTAATTTTATATTAATATAACATGCAAGTTTATAACGCTTTAGATTTAAA